GACCATGCCCGTCACCGCAACACCGATCTTTGCCCAAACACCGTACGCAAAAACACTGACGCTTGCCGCGCAGACGGCCTGCACTACTCGCGCTCCGACGGCTACAGCATCACTTGCTGGGGCGAATATCATAGCGTTTGTTCCGGTTTCGACCAATGGGCTGAGGATTGACTCCATCCAAGTGAATGCCGTTGGCACGAGCATCAGCACGGTAAACGCCGCTCAGCTTGTTAATATCTGGATGTGGGACGGCACGACCGCTTTTATGATTCTTGAGATTGCGGTTACGGCAGTGACTCCAAGCACAACGTCGGCATCGTTTACGACGACCTACACGTTCTCGGCACCTCTGGTGCTGCCTGCTGCATTTGCTTTGTATGCCAGCACGACGGTGACCACCACTGCGGCTGGCACTGCGTTGCAGGTCACAGCGTTTGGTGGAGCCTACTAAAATGCCAACGGTCCCCTCCGCGTTTGGTTACAATACGGTTATGCAGCCGATTATTTCGGGGATGACCGTTACTGATGGCTACACGGAAGAGACCGTAACGGCCAACACCAGCACGGCCTACACGATTTCTTTTTTGAACGGCACGCTGCAAATCTTGACGCTGACGGGCAACTGCACGTTTACGTTTCCGACGGCTACGGCTGGGAAATCGTTCACGCTGTTTCTGAAGCAGGACGCCACAGGTAGCAGGACTGCGACATGGCCTGCTTCTGTTAAGTGGCCGTCTTCCACGGCGCCAACAATTACGGCTACCGCCAGCAAGGGGGACAAGTATGTCTTTACGGCTGATGGGACGTATTGGTGGGGGTCAAACGCGGGGCAGGTGTATCTCTGATGTTTAGCTCAGCCGCAGCCCAGGTTTCCACTGCCTTGCCCGCCCGCGCTATCGCTATTGCTCACTCCACTACGCCTTTTATATCAGCCTATTCTTGGTCTAGTTTAGGCTTTGGCGCCAAGTATAGCAATCCTGCCACTCTCCCTACCGGCATCGGGCGTGGCGTAGCATTCAGCCCTAACGGCTCTGCTATTGCTGTTGCTCATGACACTTCACCTTTTGTATCAACTTACCCCTGGTCAGGTTTTGGTTTTGGAACAAAATATAGCAATCCTGCTACGCTTCCTACTGGGCAAGGAGGAGGCGTAGCGTTTAGCCCTGACAACTTAGCTATTGCTGTTGCTCACGCCACTTCTCCTTATGTGTCTGCCTATCCCTGGTCCGGCTCTGGTTTTGGAACTAAGTACAGCAATCCTGCTACTCTCCCTACTGGGCAAGCATATGGGGTAGCGTTCAGCCCTAGCGGCTCTGATGTTGCTGTTGCTCACGCCACCTCACCTTATGTATCAGCATACCCATGGTCCGGCTCTAGTTTTGGAACCAAGTATAGCAATCCTGCCACTCTTCCTACCGGCATTGGACGTAGCGTAGCGTTTAGCCCTGACGGCTCTGCAATAGCTGTAGCTACCGACGCTACACCTTATGTGCTTGCCTATCCCTGGTCCGGCTCTGGTTTTGGAACCAAGTATAGCGACCCTGCAACCGTTCCTACTGGCGGGCCGCGTGGCGTAGCATTCAGCCCTAACGGCTCTGCTATTGCTGCTGCTCACGGCACCACACCTTATGTGTCAGCCTATCCCTGGTCTAGTTCTGGATTTGGGACCAAATATAGCGATCCTGCGACCCTTCCTCCGTCCCAAGGAAATAGCGTAGCGTTCAGTGCTGACAGCTCTGCCATTGCTGTTGGTAGCAACAGTTCACCTTGGGTATCTGCCTATCCATGGTCAAGCTTAGGTTTTGGCACTAAGTATAGCAATCCTGCTACCCTTACTGCCGGCATCGGAAATGGTGTAGCGTTCACCTCGGGCGGCGGCTATCCCATTCAGCAGATTGCTGTTGCTCACAACGTTTCTCCTTTTGTGTCAGCATACCCTTGGTCCAGTGCTGGATTTGGCACTAAGTATAGCAATCCTGCTACCCTTCCTGCCGGCATCGGATTAGGCGTAGCCTTTAGCCCTGACGGCTCTGCCATTGCTGTTGGTCACGTTCCTTCACCTTATGTATCTGCCTACCCGTGGTCAGGTTCTGGCTTTGGCGTTAAGTATAGCAATCCTGCTACCCTACCTACTGGCGCAGGCCGTGGTTTAAGATTTAGCCCTAACGGCTCTGCCATTGCTGTTCCTCACGACACCTCACCTTATATATCAGCCTACCCTTGGTCCAGCTCTGGCTTTGGGACTAAGTATAGTAACCCCTCTACCCTCCCTACCGGTAACGGATATAGTGTAGCGTTTAGTAGTGACGGCTCAGCGATTGCTGTTGCTCACATTACTACACCTTTTGTGTCAACCTACCCTTGGTCAGGTTCTGGCTTTGGGACTAAGTATAGCGATCCTGCCACTCTTCCTACCGGTAACGGATATAGTGTAGCGTTTAGCCCTGACGGCTCTGCCATTGCTGTTGCTCATGACGTCACACCTTTTGTAACTGCCTATCCTTGGTCAGGTTCTGGCTTTGGGACTAAGTATAGCGATCCTGCCACCCTCCCCACCGACGACGGATACGGCGTAGCGTTCAGCCCAAATGGCTCTGCTATTGCTGTTGCTCATGAGGTTTTGCCTTGGGTATCAGCATACCCCTGGTCAAGTGCTGGTTTTGGAACTAAGTATAGCGATCCTGCTACCGTTCCTGCTGACGCCAGGGCGCTCTCATTTAGCGCTGATAGTTCTGCTATTGCTGTTTCTCAAGCCAGTACACCTTGGGTATCGGTTTATCCGTGGTCCGGATCTGGCTTTGGGACCAAATACAGCGATCCCGCCACCCTACCTACTGGCAGCGGAAATGGCGTAGCGTTCAACACAATTAACTAGGAGATAATAATGACTGAAACGGAAATCCCCAAGACTCGCGAAGAAATCCTCCAAACCAACCTTGACGCCCGAAAGCAAGAGGTAATGCACTACCAGATTAACATCGACAATTACACGCTAGCTTTGGCAAACATCGCCGCCATGGCTGCTGATGAGCGCTCAGAACTGCTTGGCTTTGCCGATCAGCTAACGGGACTGCTTGCATCCGAGCGAATGGAGCAGAAGAAGGCTAAGGTGATGCTGGAAGTCCTGCGCCAGCAACTAGGAGACTGAGATGCTCTACGTCCAAGCCATCAACAACCAGATCGTCGCGTATCCCTACACGCAGACTGATTTGATCCGAGATAACCCCTCGACCAGCTTCCCTTCTGGCGGCATCTCGCTCGCTAGCTTGGCTGAGTGGAACGTGTTCCCGGTGCACTTTGCGGATCAGCCGGCGGTTGACGCCTTGGCGCAGCGAGTGGTTGAGCTTGCCCCGTTGTATGATGGGCAGGCTTGGATCCAGCAATGGGCTGTTGAGGCTCTGTCTCAGGATGAGATCAACGCCAACACGGCGCAGCAGGCTGCCGCTGTTCGCGCAGATCGTAACGCCCGCCTTGCTGCAACGGACTGGACGCAGATCGCCGACAGCACGGCGGACAAGCCCGCATGGGCCGCCTACCGTCAGGCGTTGCGTGATGTGCCATCGCAGGTTGGGTTCCCGCAGAGCGTGACCTGGCCGCAAGAACCGTAAGGGTTTAGACCATGAACCGCATCATCGCACTTGCATCGCTCCTTGCTATCGGCTCAACGGCGGCGATTGCTGGCCCAGATCTACAAATATGCCACGGTGAATACGCGTTGTGCGCGGCGTCCAGCACGGACGCAACTGGCAGGAGCATCGTGGTCAACGGCATTACGTTCCGCGAGGGCGTGTCGGTTTGCCCGGTTCTTCATGGGCCAGCCATTGCGGACATGAACTTGATGAACGGATCCTGCAAAGCTCCGCAGGGCAAGGTCTGGAGTTTGTTCTCCAACGTCAAGAACTTCCCCCAGGCGCCCACGTGGGCTGTAATGCCTGAGGTGGTTCGCACGTTCACAACGACAGCGACCCCTGGCGGCGGCATGTCGAACATGTGGAGTTTCCCTTGCGTCAAGCGTGAGCACCTTGTTAATGGGGTTCGACTTGCTGATTGCTATGGTCCGCTGAACGAGTCCCCGTGGACCTCCACATCCGTGCCGTTCGGGAGTGTCGTTGGCACTGCTGCTGCCGTTGGGGCAAGCAATCCCGTTGGCGGCAATATCCCGTAGCAGCTATGGTGGATTATAAAGCGATGACCGATGCTGAGCTGACCGCGATGGTGGAAAAAGCTGCCGAAGAAGGGGCCAAGCGAGCGTTGCGATCTATTGGATTGCAGGACGAAACCGCAATGTCGGACGTTCGAGATCTGCGATCGCTGCTTGACGCTTGGCGGGCAAAGAAGACCGTGCTCACCACGATCGTCAAGGCGCTTGTGGTGGCGTTCCTTGCAGCAATCGGCACAGGCGTTGCAATTATGAGTTGGCCTGGAAAGTAAAATGGAACACTCATTCTAGCAATTGCTTGCTGCATATAGTCTCTCCCTGCAAATGAACAGCGGGATGGCGGGACTGTAGGGCCAGCAATTCAATAGCTAGTTTCAGACCTGGGCATGTCTGACGAAACTGCCACACCGTCACATTAGGATAGCGCAATGCTAGCCATGCTAATTCCTCTTCTGGGCCCGATTTTCGATAAGCTAATTGGGTTGATTCCTGATCCGGCAGCAGCAGCCAAAGCTAAAGCCGAGGCGATGCAGATGCTGATCGACGCGGCGCAGAAGGCCGACGCGGCGCAAATGGAGGTGAACAAGATTGAGGCTGGCAGCACCAGCATGTTCATCGCCGGATGGCGTCCGTTTGTTGGGTGGGTTTGCGCGGCGGGTTGCGCTTGGAACTGGATTGGTTTGCCGGTTGGGATGTTCGCTGTGGCGCTTGCCGGGCGTAGCCTTGATCTTCGTCCAGCCGACCTGTCCGAAATGCTGCCGCTGCTGCTTGGTTTGCTCGGGATGGGCGGCCTGAGAACATTTGAGAAGATCCAGGGCGTGGCGCGTGAGACGCTGCCTCGGAAGCCCCCACCTGGCGCTACCACAGAT